TAGATAATGAATCAGCAATAATATCATATGCTCTTAAAGTATAACCTTGTATGTCTACATTTGAATTATTGTTAATTAGAGCTCTATGAAATGAATCTACATCTTGTGTTACTGAAGTTACTAATGATCCATATTGTACATCAATAGTTTTAGTTATCCCAACATTAATATTTGAATTAGCAACAGTAGTATTATCAATTGTCCCACTATCAATATTAATATTTGTTATTGGTTGACTATTAAAATCAGAAGATCCAGTTAATTTGAAAGAAGATATATTTTGAACTGTTAATTCATTAGATATTGGATTGTAACCAAAGCTTGATTCTGTAGATAATAATCCATCTACACCTGTGTAAATAATTTTATTTTCAAGTAAAGAATCTGCATTTATAGTTTTTGCTCTAACATTATAGTCTTGAAAATCTATATCTGAATTATTATTTAATGATCCTTTTTTTAATATATCTGTTTGTTGATCATATGATAATTTAAATATTGAGTTAGAAATATCGATTATATTACTCAATCCTGATACAAAATTTGAATTATTTATATCAACTGTTTTGATTATTCCACTGCTAATATCTATTTTGGGTATAACTACTGAACCTAATCCATTTGGATTAATATTTATATTACCGTTTTGTGTATGATTTATTTTAATTTCTCCAAAATTTATACCATTTGTTTTTATAACAATATCTTGTTCTCCATTTGGTAGTATATTAGCTATATTATTACCATCACCAACTGTTAAATTATCTGTTTTAACTAATGTAAAATTAGCTGAAGATGGAATTATTGATCCTATTACACAACTATCTAAACTATCGATATCAATAGCTCCGGCATTTAGCATAGTACATGACAAATCTGTAAATGCAGCTTTCCCAGATATATCATAGCCAATATTGACATTATTAATTTTATTATTAGAAGAATTACCATTAATGTTTATTCCTCCGTGGGTTGTAAATAATCCAGATACATCTAATTTATTGTTAAGATCTAAATCTCCAACAATATCAATCTCTGTCATGGTCTTTCTTAAAATATTGTTAATTTCTAAAGTTCCATTAATAACTGCGTCGCCAAAAATTGTTAGTTTACTCATAGATACATCTAAAAATTGAGCATATCCTGAAGCATCATTACCACTTATGTCATATCCTATTTTTTTGACATTTAATGTATTTGTTTCTATATTTTTCATTACATTTAAATCTCCTCCGATAGTTGTATCTACAAATCCAATTGTATTTTTATTTTTTATGTGTATATATTTATGTAACTTTTCATCTGATCTATCTTTATCATAAGATTTCATAATATTATAATAAATGAGAATTAAAATATTAAACTAATTAACGCGAATAAATAGTAGTTTTATTTTTAAAAATTAGCACCATATAATTTTATTATAAATTTACCTTGTGTATATTTACCTTGTTTTGATTTTCCTCCTGCTACTAAATACAAATTATAATCTGATAATCCATTTTTAATTGTTAATTCTTCTGATGATATTTTTCTTTTCCCCACGTCCCAAATATCGGATGTATCAATCAATGATATATTTTTTTTATAATTTATAATAGATAAACCTGTTTCTATACTATCAGTAGAAGCAAATAGATCTATTTTTGAATCACCACCTTTTGGTTTTTCAATACACATCATTTCAATTTTGTATATGAAACCAATTAATTTCGAATCACATTTACATAAACTGGCATTAATTTGTTCATTAAATCCAATAATATCTCCTGATTTAGATGATATTCCATCTATTAGATTAATTTGAAGTGTCATTACATATTCTCCTTGTATTTGACCAATATATTTGTTTATTATAAATGTTGATTGTTCATTATCTGATTCTTTTTTATATTGATTACCAAAAGTCAAATGTCCTGATGAAGATATTCTTAATTTTTCTGTAGGATCTGATCCGTTTTCCATTAGTTTTACTACATAATCAAATTTTTCTGATCCTTTATTTATGTTAGTTGAAACAGTATTTAATGTCATTGTATTGTAACTTTTTTTTATTGTTTTTAAATTAAATACTATACTTGACTCTGAATCTAATTTGAGATCATTATTTAGAGTATTGGTTAAAGTTAATAATTGATTATTTTTTTCATTTGAATCTGAAATTGAATTTAATAATAAAGAACCATTATTATTTATTTTAATTGCAGATGTATTTTTAACAGATCCTATTGTACCAGAATTAGGAATAATTAAATTACCATCTGTTATTGATAATCCAAAATCATCAATTTCTAATTTTTGTATATCATCTATAACAAAAGTAAATTTACCATGTTCTGCATCTGAAGACTGTGTGTGTGAACTAAATCTAATTTCTTCAGCAGTTTTATATGAATCATTTTTTAATACTTCTATTTTTAAATTTTCACTTTTACTTAAACCTATTGTTAAACTTGCATCATATTTACTATTAAATATATTCATGTTACCAACTGAATTTATATTACCACAATTTATTGACCCTATTTCAGATATACTTTTAGAATCATCCAATACTAATATTTTATTTGGTTCTGCTATACCAGGTGTTATATTATTTAATTTTGTTATATCACTCTCATTTAAAATTTCGTTATTAATATTTATATATTCAAGACATTTTAAACTACCATTGATAGAAACATTATTTTCTAGTAAATTAATTGATGTTGATTTTGAACTTATATTTAAATATCCGTTATTATTTGTAAAACAAGCAAATATAGACTCTTTCGATTTTAATAATATACTATCCTCAACGTTATTTATTGATATTTTATTATCAGACTTAAATTTTATAGATTCATTCACCGTAATATCGCCAAATGAAGAATTTCCTGTAGATGTTATTTCTTCACAATCAAATGACCCATTTATTTTTAATTTAGAATCTGTAAATGTAGCATAATTTATTGTTTCTGATTTGATATTAATATTGCCATTTTCATTAGTAAGTTTTGCAAATGTTTTACCATTACTTTTAAAATTAATATTTCCGTTTAATGAATCTAAATTAATATCATTTTTTGAATTTAATTCAATTAATCCATCAGCAAACATATTAATATTTCCGTTTAATGAATCTAAAGATATATTATTTTTTGAATTTAACTGAATTAATCCATCAGCAAGCATATTTATATTTGCTTCTGATATATTTTTATTTGTAATATTTAATTCACCTTGACTATTCACAGATAATTCTGTATTATTTTTATTAGTTTTGAAAAAAGATATTGATTTACTATTAATGTTATCTATTGTTGATATTCCATTAGAATTTATAGGTCCACACTCAACTTTACCATATAATTTGATATCTAAATCTGTGAATGTTGCTACTGTATTTTTTCCAGATTTTATAACCAGGTTTTCATTATAATTTTTGAATGATCCATACACTATTCCTTTATTTTTTAGTATTATTTCAGAATCATAAGTATCTAATATGATATCTTTTTTAGAATTTAATTTAATAGAACTATTACTATTAATATTAATATCTTTTGTATTGGTATTATCTAAATTGGATATATTTAAATTTTCTGTTTCATCTAGATATATTGATGAATATTTATCATTTTCTCCTTTTATAATTATTGATTGATTGCTTATTTGTATTTTATCAATTTGAATTTTGTCAAAATTAGAGATTCCACTTGCTTTTACCGATTTACATTCTATAATTCCAACTTCAGATATATTTTTATTATAATCTAATATTATTGCTTTGTTTTGAGTCGCAATTCCATTTTTAATATTATTTATTTTATTAACATCATTTTCTTTTAATAATGTTTTCCCAAGTGTCATCTCTGAATAAATAGATAGTTTACCAGGTATATTTATATTATCTCCTGAACATATAATAGATATTGTATCTGATAATCCAGATTTAATCACTAATTTACCTTCATTACCTGTAAATTTACCAAATCTTTTCCCTTTATCACTTAATATTATTTCTGACTTGTTAGTGTCAAGTGTAATACTACCAGATGACTCTAAATTAATATTATTATTTGAATTTATATTAATAGATGATTCATCATTTAGACTTATAGTTGATTTAGTATCATTATTTCCATTCAATATTATTGATTTATCATCAATTATTATATTACCTATTTTAATTTTCTCAAAAGTAGAATTTCCATTAGAATTTATATTTTTACACTTTATATTTCCTGATATGATCATATTATCTTTATTAAATGTTACTGATGTAGAATTTCCAGATTTGATTACTATATTATTATTTTTTACATAGAATGACCCGTATTCAAATCCATTATTTTTTAACTTGATTGAATTATTAGAATCTAGTATAATGTCTTTCCCTGATTCTATTTGTATATTTTTATCTGAAACTAATTCAAAATTATTTTCATTAGACTTTTTAATAAATGTTTTAGAATTTCCAAATGCTAGTTTATTGTCATCATTAATTAATAATTGGTTTTTACTATGGGAAATACTAACAGACCCATTTGTACCAAACTTTAATTTTGAATTATCTTGTACTAAATTTAATTCCCCATCACTGTTCAATCTAAATTTTTCAGAGGCTTTATTGCCATCTTTCATTAATTTAACTATAAAATCAAAATTATTATTATTATCATTTGATGTTTCTGATTCTAATATCATTCCTTTTTTAATTAATCCATTTAAATTTTGAATTGAAAATGCAAGTTTAGTCTCTATCTTATCTATATCTTTATTCGAATATATTTGATTCAAGTTTAATAATTCTTTTATCTCATTATTGTCATCAACTTTTGATGATAATATTAACCCAGATTTAGGTAAATGTTTAATTGAAACTGTTTGTTGACTTCCCATATAAATTGAGCTATAATCATCTAAATACATACCAGACCATCTATTTGAAATGCTACCTATAGACGCTTTACCTGAATTAATTGGATTAATTTCATCACCAAAGAATGATTTTCCAGTAGATTTAATTTCATTACAACTAATTTTATTTATTTCTGTTATATTTTTATTTTCATCTAATACTACCATCTTACCTGATATTGCTTTACCTGGAATAATATTATCTAATGATTGTATAACTATTGGATTTAATTCTATACCACCAATAGTAAGTGATCCAGCTATATTTACATTTTCACCAGTACAAGTGATAGCTGTTATGTTTGACGAACTTGATTTGATAACTAATTCTCCACAACTATTTGTAAATTTACCAAAATTAATTCCATTTTCTTTAAGAACTATTTCAGAATTTTTACTATCTAAAACAATGCTATTTGATTTTATATTAATATTTTCTTCTGAAACTATATTTAATGTATTATCAATTGTTCCACTAATATATGATTTTGAATTGGCAAATTGTAATTGTTTAGAATCATTTAATAAAATACCTTTATTTGGTACATGTGTTAATGTAACATCATTATTATTTCCCAATACTATTTTAGAATTTGTAGATAAAAATAAATTAGACCACTTTATTAAAGAATTACCTAATGAAGTTAAATTATTAGATCCAGGTGACAATGAATTTTTATCTAAAATCATTTTTCTAGACTTGTTTGTAAAAAAAGATATTGTATCATCTTTGTCAAAATCAATTTTAGTTTTATCACTTGTTCCAATTTTAATATTTTCTGATAGAATTGACTTTATTTCAGTTTGATAACCATCCATATATTTTGCAGAAACAGTTCCTGAAGAAATATCATTTCCATTTATTAATCCAGAAAAACTAGTAGCTTTAACATTTCCTGAAGGATTTATGCTAAATATGTTTGAATTCAAGTTATTAGAAGATGATAAAGCAAATACATCATTAGCACTATCAAATCCTAATGTAAAAGATTTATCAAGACTTTTAAAGTTAATTGTAACATCAGAAGGAATATCTAACTCAGAATTTTCTAATTTTAATATTGGATTTTTATCAGTATATTTACCACCAATTAGAGTACATACTGGAGATGTAGAATTAAAAGTTGCTTTTATTGGTCCATTTGTTGATGTGAATCCTGATTCTGATGTAGTTAATCCTGAACTCGATACTCTAAATTTTTCTTCTGCAATTAATCCATTTTCCATTAGTTTAACAATAAAATCAAAATTTTCTTTTTTATTAGTTACATCAGTAGTTACTGTTTCTAATATCATACCTTTCTTACTGAAATGTTTATTAGTTTGTACAGTAAATCCAATATTGCTTCCTATACCTGTTTTTGGTATTTCTGTAGTTTTATGTTTTATGTCTAAAATTTCACTTGTACTATCTTTATTGTTTGTCAATGATGATAATTGAATACCATTATTATTGATATGTTTAATTGATACGTTTTGATTGTCTCCTAAATAAATGTTTGATTCTTCACTCAAATATACATCATTCCATCCTAATTTTTTATTACCAATTGATGCACCAGCTTTACTTGCAGGAGTTATACCATTTGAAAATGAAGAAGTACCAGTAGATATAATATTACCTGATTGTATTTCTCCTATTCCTTTAATATTTCCATCTGAATCTAAAATTAAAGCTTTTTCAGGCATAGCAGTTCCTTTATTAACTTTATTTAATACTGAAAATTCAGATTCGTTAATTGTATTTGATCCTATTGTTAAAGTTCCTCCTAATGTAATATTTGAACCGGAGCATTTAATAGCAATTTTTTCTGATGAACCAGATTTTATTACCATATTCCCATTAATACTTGTTAATGATCCAAAGATTTCTTTGTTATTTTTTAGCAAGATATTAGAATTATTGGATTCTAGTATAATATCTTCCATCGAATGTATTTTTACTTGAGATCCTGATATAGAATTAGAACCATATGCGTTAATATTAATATCTGATTTTGATTTATTATTACAAATTGTAACTATATCCAAAGTTCCATTATCGTTAACATTTAAATTTGCAATATCTTTAGATTTTTTTTTAAATTTAATTGAGGTATCATTTAATAAAATATTTCCTATTTCCATTTGTTCGAATTTTGAATAACCTGTTGATTTAATTGGACCAGATGCAATATTTCCTATTTTTGAAATATTAGATAAATTATCTACAACCAAAGCTTTGTTAGGTGATGCAATACCATTTTTAATTTCATTTAATTTTTTAATATCTGATTCTGTTATTAATGTATCATCAATTATTATATTTGATTCACATTTGATATTTCCATTAATAGTTAAATTTTTCTTGTCAAAAGTAGCTATTTTTGAATTACCTGATTTAATTAATATATTACCATTATTATTTAAGAATGAACCAAAATTAGTTTCTTTATCTTTCAATATAATTTCACCATTATTTGTTTCTAGACTAATGTTTTTTACAGAAGATAAATTAATTTCACCTGTACTTTTCATACTAATGTTTTTTACAGAAGATAAATTAATTTCACCTGTACTTTTCATACTAATATTAGAATTTGTATCTTCTGTATTTATATTTAATGTACCACTATTATCAAAATCAATAATTGCTGTACTCTTATTTAAATTATTAATTTTAATTGATTTATCTTCTAATATTATATTATTAATTGTCATATGTTGAAAAGATGATTTTCCTGACGAAACAATTGGACCTGAATATATAGATTTTATATTAGAAATACTCGATGATTCATCTAAAATAATAGCTTTATTTGCACAAGCTATTCCTGGAATTACATTATCAATTGGAAATATATCTTCTTTACAAAATTTTTTATTGTTTATTATTAACGATCCTTCTATTTTTACATCTTTACCACAACAAGTAATAGCTGTTGCAAGTTTATCACCAGATTTAATTATTAAATTACCATCTTTATTCGAAAATGATCCAAATATATTATCATTGTTTTCAAGTATTATTTCTGAGTTTTTATTATTATTTTTAAGTTTTATTTTCCCATCTGATACAATTGAAAATTGTGAGTCTGATGATTGATGAATATATTTATTTGATGTCCCAAAAGCTATTTTATTATTTTTATTTATTAGCAATTGATTTTCGCTATGAATTATGCTTACTGGATTTGTTGTTCCCATTGTTAACTTGGAATTATCGTTTGTTAATAACAAATCTGGAATATCATTAGATTTTTTATTTGATATTTCAAATGATCCTGATACTGACACTTTTTCTAAATTTTTATCTGAAACTATTTTTAGTATACCTTCTTGACTGATACTATCAAATGATACTACTGAATTTAAATCATTACAAACAGTTATTATTCCTGTTAATATTGCTGAATTTATAACTGGTAAATTTAATGTTTTATTAGTTAGTGTATCTTTAGTAGTTAATCCAACTAAAGTTGTATCTTCTGATGGTAGTATTAGAGTATGATCTTTATTTATATTTTCTGGAGCTGATAAAGTAATTACATTAGTACCATTCAAAGAATTTTCAAAAAAATCTAAGTAACCAGCACTTATTGTACCATTACTAATACTTGTTGATCCTTGTAAATCAGTAGATATCATTTTTTTATTTGTAATTGTTTGAGCTGTATTTTGTCCAATTAATGTATCTGTATTATCAGGAAATGAGATTATTCGATTAACAGTTGAATTAATTTTGAATATAGTATTACTATTTTTATATGAATTTTCTAAATCTATTGTCAATGATTTATTTGTATTAGATAACAACTTGATATTACCAGAACCTTTTGCTTCTAATGTTAAATCAATATTATTATCTTTACCCGATGAACTTATTTTTGGTGCAACTTTAGAATCTGAATTAGATATAGTCAATTCATTAACTGCTTTTTTAGTCTCAGAAAAAACAATATATTTTGAACCATTTATGTCAGAAATATAATCTTTATTTTTAAATTTTGGTGTTATTAATGTTTTGTTAGATAAAGAGTCTACTGTAGTTCTAGCTACCAATGTATCAGTCGAATCAGGAATATCAATTATATTTTGACTGTTTGTTGTAATTTGATTTATTATAGGTCTAATAATAGTTTTATTTTTTAAAATATCAACTGTAGATAATCCTACTAACGTATCATTTTTGCATGGTAATGTTACAATATATGATGATAATATATTTGAAGGTGTTGATAATGTTACTTTATTATTTTTATTTTTAGAGTCTGGATAAAAATCAATTTTTGCTTTATCGTTATCATAATTTTTGATTGATAATGTACCTTCTATTTTAGGGCTAACAAATGTTTTATTAATGATTGTTTGTGTTGAATCCATACTTACTAAAGTTGTATTTCCTTCAGGAAGTGTTACAGTGTAATTTTTATTTATATTTTCAGGTGCTTTAAGTTTTATACATCTTTTTCCATTTATAGAATTTTCATAAAATGAAATGAAACCGGAACTATTTTTACCATTTTTTATTTCAATAGATGCCTCTTGTAAAATTAAAGTGCCTATAATTTTAGGGTTATCAAATGTTTTGTTTGTTAATGTAATTGTACTTGAATCAGTAGCTGCAATAATTGGTGAACCATTAATTTTAACTTGTCCTTTACCTTTTGGAATAAGATCTATATCAATATCTTCATCTGTAACTCCTATAGCACTAATACTAGGTGATAATCCTTTTGTATTATTTGATATTTTTAAGTTATTAGTAGACTTGATGTTATTTGTTTCAAAAGTTAATAGCCTATTTCCATTTATATCAGCAATAAATCCATTATTATCAAATTTAGGAGCTATTAAAGTCTTATTTAATATTTTGATATTTGAATTCATGGTAACTATTTCTGAATTATTTATTTTAACTATTCCATTTCCTTTTCCAGATAAATTTAAATCTACATCTTTATCAATTCCATTTGCTTTTAATGATGGTGATTTATTTATAGATGAATTACTGATTGACAAATAGTTTACTGCAGAGCTATCATTAGTAAATTGTATTAATTCTTTACCATTAATATCTGATATATAACTTTCATTTGTGAATATTGGATTTACTAGTGTTTTATTATATAAAGATTGTTTAGTATCATTGCCTACTAATTCTGTTGTACTTTCTGGTAATGTTATTATTGAATTAGAGTCAGAATTAGAATTTATTAATAATGTAGTATTAGAATTTACTGAATTTTTATCAAAATCGATAGTTAATTTTTTGTTTTTATTTGTTAATAAATTAAAAACACCTGTTCCTTTTGATTGTAAATTTAAATCTATGTTTTTATCTTCTCCAGTAGATTGTATTGTTGGTCCTACCCCAGAACTACTATTATGTATTGTAAGTTCATTAATAGCTAATTTTGTTTGGTTAAATTTTAATAATTCATTGTTATAATTATCTATTATTTTCCCTCCATTTAATAATTTAATAAGATTTGATTTGAAAGTTGTTATTGAAACAACACCACAATCTGATATTGTTATTGCTGAATTTGAACTTGTACTTCCAATTGTACCATAATCAGGAATTATTAATTTTCCTGTTAAAATAGTATTATTATTAGAAAATAATATTGAAGGACTATTAGAAGAATTTGTAGCAATAGATAAATTTCCATTATTATTTGTAAATGAGCCATATGTAATTCCATTATTTTTTAGTACAACTGTACTTTTTGAATCAATATTTACTTCATTGCCAGAAATTAAATTTTTTCTTTTTGCTGTTATATTAATATCATTTTTTGTATTTATTTCAAGATTACCATTTTTTTCTGCATTTATTGAAGCTATATTATTTATGTTAATAGATTTATCAACATCAATTTGATTAAATATAGAACTTCCTGTAGAAATTATCTGATTTGATTCAATTTTAGATATACCTTCTATACTTTTGTCTTGATTTAAAATAATAGCTTTATTAGATGATGCTATTCCAGGTACTATTTCATGTATTTGGTTTATTTCATCAGAAGAAGCTAAAATTATATTTCCATTTAATGATAATGATATGATGTTTACTAAACCTGTATTAGAAATATTAATAGCTTTACTAAAACTTTTACTACCAATACTTCCTAAATCAGGAATAATTATATTTCCTCCTAAATTTAGGTTTTTAGCTATTCCCACACCTCCATCTACAACCAAAGAACCGGATGTGTAATTAGAAGATTCCATATTTGATATTATTTTTACTTCTTGATTACTATTTATTGTAATAGAATTTGATATTCCTTTTACATGACCTACCCCAAATTCAAATTCATTTGTGTCTGAATTTATACCAGATCTAAATTTAATATCATTATCATTTAATAATAACATAGGATTTTTACTATCTTTACTACCTATTGTTATTTTTGGTGAATCACCATTAATACTAACTCCTTCTAATCCAACATTTAAATTAATATTTTCTGAATTTAGATTTATATTATTATCTTCAGTTTGTTGTATATAATTTTTAGAATTACCAAATGCTAATTTCGAGTTATTATTTAATAATAATTGATTACTACTTTGAGTTAAACTAATAGAACCTGATTGTCCCATTGTTATTACAGAACCATCTTCTGATAATATCAAATTTCCAGAGCTTGTTAATCTCATTCTTTCTGAATTTTCCTTTCCATTTTCCATCAATTTAATAACAAAGTCAAAATCTTCAGATTCATTTATATTATTAGTAGCTATAGTTTCTAAATTCATAGCTTTATATAATTGTTTATCATTTCCTAATGTAAAAGAAATACTAACACCACTTCCTTTTTCTGGTGTATCATTTGTTATGTGAGTTAATTTTAGTAAATCTGTACTTTTGTTTTTCAAATTTGTAATTGAAGATATATTAACTCCATTATTAGGTAAATGTATTATTTTTACTTTTTGATTATTTCCAAATTTAATTTCAGATGATTCAGCAAGATACAAGTCTTTCCATTCACATGCTTCATTTCCGAGTGATGATATATTTGATTTTTCAGGAATAATATCTCCAACTATAGTAATTTTATTATTAAATATAGTATTTCCATTTATTGATATTGTATTTCCGACTATATTCAATTCATTTTCTTTTGACTGATTAATATATGTTTTTGAAGATCCAAATTGTAATTGTGAGTCTTCATTTAACACAAGACCTATTTCAGGAATATGTGCCAAGCTTACTTCTTTATTATCTCCAAAATATATTATACCAGTGTAAGCTAAAAATAAATCAGACCATTCAAAATTTTCACATCCTAACGAAGATTTACATGGTATTGCTGGAATTATATTTCCGTTTGATATAACATCATTAATGAATGTTGTTGATCCATAAACTTCTAAATTCGAAGAAATAGTTACTTTTTCTAATTTATCAGTAGTGTCTATTTTAAATATTCCTATTTTATTTCCACTATCAAAACTTATTGAAGAAGATTTATTATTATTTAGTTTGATAGTTCCATTTATAAATGGAGAATTAATAATAGGTGTTGTTAATGTTTTATTTGATAAACAATCTATAGTATTAATACCTACTAAAGTATCAGAATTATTAGGAAAAGTTATTGTTCTGTTTTCAGTTGAATTTATTATAAATGTTGTATTAACATTTTCTAATGATTTATCAAGATTGAATGAAAGTGTTCTATTATTATTTGTTATTAGATTTATATTACCAGATCCTTTAGCTTGTAAATTAAGATCAATATCTTTATTTTTATTACTATTTGAACTAATAATTGGTCCTGATTTATCTGCAGAATTTGATATTAATAATTCATTTACAGCATTAGGAATACTATTAAATATTAAAATGTTATTACCACTTATATCAGTTATAGAGTCACCATTATTAATTTTTGGTTTTATTAATGTTTTATTTGTAAGTGATTGTTTAAGATTATCAATTACAATATCTCCATCATTGCCTTGAAGATCAGGTAAAATTACATTTGTAGATGTAGATTGTTTTACTGCTTTTAAATTTAGATTTTCATTAAAAAATCCGATATCACCACCAATATTTATATTTTCTGAAACTCCTATTCCACCTTGTATTACAAGAGTACCATTATTGATATTATTTGAACTAATGTTACCATATAATTTGATACCACCAATAGAATTTATAGAGATTGCATTTGAATACCCTAAAGATCCAATAGTTCCATCGTTAGGAATAGTTATTGTACCTTCCAAGTTAGCTTTTATAGTTCCAGGATTACCAGTAAATTTACCTGCATTATCATAAGCATCTGGTATAAATAAAAATTTAGATTCATTGTTGTCATATCCAATAAATCCAATTTTTGATAATCCATTATTATATTTAAATTTAATACCTCTATTAAAAGGATCATTTGTTGTATCTTCACCTATTTCCATAATAGGGTTGTTTATATTAGTACTTGTTGAGTTTACAGTATTTGTAATACCAGTAACTGACAAGTTACCAGAAATCTGTACTATACCACCACCTTTAGGAGCTATAATAATATTACCATTTTCTCCTTCTTCTATTATTATTCCTCCAGTTTTATTATTAGTTTCAAAATTACCAATTTGATTACCATTTGTAATTGATGTACTATTTATTGTAGAATTCTGAACAAAATTTTCATTACTTTCGTTTGATTCAATTATTTCAGTACTATTAATATTTAAAAGGTTATTAGTTTTGTTTGTCATCGATATATAATTATATATTTTTTTTTTATAAAAAAAACCTATCTTTATTTTTTAACTTTTTGTAAATCCTGATAAGATGGTATTCAAATTATGATTATTGATTTAAAAGTTTAATGATAAATAAGAATTATGGAGGATATTCTAATATATACAGCTGGAGCTAGTGTAAGTTATTTAATGTGGGAGAAGTTTTTTAAAAATGACGATAATTTAAATACAGGTCAATTTGGCGGCGGTGAAGAAATAAATAGTGATAAAGGAAATCATGCAATGGATCCGAACTTAGAATCTAGGGAAGGAGGAATTGATCTAAGTAATATTGATTGTGAAAATTGGCCAGATAGATTATCTATTTTGAATGAACCTGTAGAGATTTATTCAACAAAAGAAGAAGGAAAATATTATCCAATGTTTAAAGATTTTGAAAAAGCGAGGAAAGAAAGTCCTACTGATGGTTTTCATTTAGTTATACCTGGTTTACTTCCAGCACCAAATTCATCATGGAAATCAGAAAGTAATAATCCAGAAGGAATTTGGTTAATGCCAAATGATAGTAAACCTCATCATCATGGAGATGCACCTCATCATATGGTAGAATGGGACATTGATAAGGTATTTGAGTTAAATGATATGAAAAACCATAAAACAGAAGATAAGTTGATAGAAAAATACAGAAAAAAGTCAGATATTCAATCATTTTATAATGGAGAGGGAGATTCAGCTATTGAAACCTGGATACATTGGATGGTTCCATATGATCAAAAAGATTACCCGACTTTGATTGTAAAGAAATATAGTATTATTTGGTGGGATTTTTTGAATATTCATAATTTAGGATTAGTAGAGACAGAAGAAGAATATACATCTAATAATTTTGAGAATGTAAATATTATATCAAATGAACCAGAAGAATCGGAAAAATCCCAAACAATGGTAACAATTATGAACAAAAGAGGAACCTTTTATTTTGTATGTTCAGTAGATGGACATGCAGAATTAGGACATAAAATTATAATTAAAGTAATTTAAACTATTGGAATTTCAGAAGGTAAACCACCTACACCAATTGTATATAAAATATTTAAAACAGATCTAATAATAATACTATTAGGTCTTTTTTTAATATTGTAAGTAAAATATGTAGTTAAATAAAATAGAATACCACCCCATAAGGTATCAATAATAACAGCTTTGATTGGCCAATTATCGATTATTGCATAATTAGTTAAATCGTAAATTGCATATATAGATAATCCTAACAAGAAAGCATCGTCAGGGGATGCATTTTTAGAAATAATAAAATAGTTTATTACAAAAACTAAAAATACATAACATAATATTGTTGGGTAAACTTTTATCTTGATATTGCTACCTTGTATATTATTGATAACTTCATTAAAAAAACTTCCTGCATAGTTAAGATATAATGAATCCAAAGATCCTAATATAATTGTAGAAATAACAGTATTAATGTTCATATATATAATTCTGTAGATTTAAAAAAATTTATATACTAAAAAATAAAACAATATTATTTTAAAAATATAAATAATCCAGCTATTATCGCTATTAATATTACAGCAATTATAACAAAAAATAAAATATTATTAGATTTTTTACATTTTCCTTCTCCTGGTTCACATTTTTCAACTGTACCATCATCATAGCTACATTTTAAACCACCTAATGAAGCACTACTTTTTATTTCATATGTTTTTTCACATTTATCATTACATTCTGTAAATTTGCCTCTGCATGGAGTAGGATAACATAATGGATCATTTGGTCCACATAAGTATGATTCATATAAAGGTCCATACGGTACTGGTAATTTATTTTTGACACCAATATAAAATTGGTTGTTTTCTTCTAGAAAGTATTCAATATTATTAATAAATAGTTCATTATTATCAAGTCTTGTTATGATATTATAACCAGGAGTTACATAGTTTATACCATCTGTAGAATTACTAATGTTCATTTTATATGCAATTTTATTTTTATATTGATTATATATAAATAATCTAGTACCAAAGTTTGGCTCTCCAAATCTTTGAGATTGACTAATAAAATTATTTAGTGGAATACTATTTTTAATTTTAAATGTGTTAGATTTAGTAATTTTGGATTCATTATTTTCTTCTAAAAGTTTTGTAGTTGATTTTTCATTAGATTTTAATTCATTTTTTTCAAAAGAAGGACCTTTATAAATAAATTGTCTAAAAGTTTGGTTATCATTATAATTATCTATTTTTTCAGTTACTTCATTTCCTTTATTATCAAGTAAAACAATATAATTATCTGCATATTTTTCTTTTTCATTTTCAGGAATATAAACTACTATAGCTTCTAAATCATTAAAATTATATGATGAATTTAGTTTAACTATTAAATAAGAATCTTGAAAAAATGATGATAAGTATATATCTTCTGGTTTATCAGATATTTTATTATTTTTAATATTTCTGACTAATGATTGTGGATTCATAGGAATAGTACCTTTAATAATAATTTCATTTTCTTGCATTACATTTTTACCGTTAATCCAAATTTGTAATTCTGATATTTTAATATTTGATAGTTTACTTTGTTGTATTTTTACTTGATTAAATTTACTTGATTTTTTATCAAACATATCATCTGTTTGATATTTTTTAATTTTATTTGATGAACTTAATTTTAATTTATATGTTCTAAATGGACCATTTTCATATAATGCAATATCTTCTCCTAATGATATATAATTTAAAGATTCTAGTTGTCCAATTAATCCACCATCATTAATATATAATCCATTTGAATCTTTTGTTGTATCAATCATAATATAGAAATCATCATCATCACTTACATTGTTAACAAATAGTTCAATTCCTTTTGTACTATCTGTTTCAATTTCATAATTAAATGAAGAGCTCCATGATGTTTGAATTTCAGAATCTAATTTTGTATATGTAAATTTATCTGAATCAGGATTGTCATATCTATTGACTCCTTCACGATTAGACCAAATAGTATTACCAGCAGTGAGAGTATTTTTTGAAAAAGGTATTTCTTCGTATTCTCCAGTAATTTTTTTATAAGTAGTTTTTTTACCATCTGAAATTCTTTTATCAAATTTATTCTTTAAAAAGCATCCTTTACCATCAATAGTATTTTCAACAAATCCAATACAATCTGGAGTTTTATCACATAAAGTTGGACATGAGTTTATACTTGTATCTTCAAATTTAGTGATATCATTTCCAGGATAATCTTCTTTACCAACAAGTTCATATGTATTGCTAACTAAATATGTTCTATGATCATCACTTTCAGACATTTTATATGGATTAATAATTTTTTTGTATGTACAACCTTTTTTACTATCTATATTTTTAAGATTTTTAACATAACCTAAACATCCTTCAATTTCATTACATCTTTTTGAACAATTGTGCCAGTCTGTATCTTCTTGTATTCCAATGTTTCCATCTGGTGAATCAAATTTACCAATATCTATATATTGTCTGCTTAATATTAAAGATGGACAAATAGCTCTTATATCAGTGATTGTATTTGATTTGAAAGAAAAAGTTCCAATAAATTTTTTAGAAAACATTGGTAATTTAATATGCATATCATAATTTTTAGGTTCAGGGTTTGTTGATTTTTTATCTAATCCAACTTGAATAACTTTTTTAGAAGAAGTTAAAGAGTTAATACCAGTAGTATTTTTAAGATAGTTTAATATTACAAAATCTTTTTCAAAATTATTATTAAATTTATCTAACTTTTCATTTAGTTGTTTTGCATTATCTGATTTAACTATTATTTGTATTCCTATTGAACCTGTAAATAATCGAACTTCTAATTTATCTTGAGTAGTTTCTAATGTTTTAAGTATTTCAGTATTAATAATTTTAATTAAATCTTCTTTTACTTTTTCAGTAATTTCATTGAGAGTCAATCCATTAATAGTATAAACAGTTTTAAGTATATTTTTATTATCTTCTAATTGTTTATTTCTTTTTTCAATAATTTTTTTATTTTCGAGATTAGTTTTAGTTGCTATACTCATTTCCTTTTTAATTTTTTTTTCTTCTTCAATAATATCATTATATTCATAGTGTAATTGTTGTTCATATTGATATTTATTTGTTGTAACACTAAAAGACCATTTATTCCATCCAAATCCTCTATTTTGAGAAATAGACATCCATTGTCCTCCAATTTTGCCATGTGTACCACAGTCTCTTGGAAATCCAACACCAGGATTGTTAAAATTACAAAAGTTCCATCTATTTTTTTTAGATTCAAATTTCTTATTTATTAATTTTTGCATATTATCATTTAGCATTTTTTCTATTGAGGGTGTATCTGATTGATTTTTATTATTATCATGTGATGGACCATTATACTTGTAGTAATGATAAGCTGTATTTCCATTATTGTTACTAATTCTTTCAGTTAGTTCATTATCATCGATATCAGTTAAAACTAAATAAGATTGTGCAAATCTAATATCATCTCCGGGTTTTGTAACGTTGTATACAATTACTGCTTCAATATCTTCAAATGGATATGATCTATCTAATACAAGAGTATAAAATGAATCTTTCATGTTTTGAGAAAAATAAACTTTTTTCCACCAAGTATCATCATTACCATGGTTAATTACATTATTATATGCATTTTTAGAAATACATTCTGGAGAATGTGGTTTACTTGCTATTGCATATGTTCCTACATTTTGAACAACGTTAACACCGTTTACCCATAATTGTATTTCATTTATTTCAAGATGTCCATTATTTACAATTTTAATTTTTTTTACTCTTTTTTCATTAACAGCATTATCAATATCACTATATAATTCAAAATCTTTGTTAAAAGTATTTTTTATTCCTTTCTTTTCATCAAACCAATTCATATGTAATAAATCATACATGTCAACAAATTTATCCTCATCAATTTTTAATGATGTTAATCTTTTATAAATAATTTTTTTATATTTTTTATTGGCAGCAACTGGATTTTCCCATATTATATAAAATGGTAGTGGAATATTTTTTAAATACTCATTAAATTCTTCTTTTTCTTGATAATCTCCTTCTTTTAAATAATCACTTAATAATACTGGTTCTTCAAGTCCTTTTTGGTTAAAATATTGCAAGTCTCTTTCTTTATTTGAATTATTAATTAATTTATTATTATATCTTAATAATTTTTGAGTGAATATTTGTCTTTCTGAAATTTTGTATAAATTAAAAGACCAGTCTGACCATCCATAACCTTTATTTTTAGTAATAGATATCCATTGTCCATCAATGAACCCAGTTGGTCCACAGTCTCTTGGAAATCCAACACCAGCATTATTAAAATTACAGTATTTCCATCTATAGCTATTATTTATTGCTGATTCTAAATCTGAATATAACTCAAAATCAACATTAAATGTATTTCTGACACCTTTATTATGGTCAAACCAATTTTCATGTAATAATGTAAACATATCTACATTTTTAATACTAGTTAATCTTTTATAGACTATAACCTTTACTCTATCATCAGTTGATGCAGGATTTGTATATAATAGATAAAAAGGAATAGTTTGTTTTCTTAGATATTCATTAAATTGATCTTTTTCAGGATATTGTCCAATTTCTTTTTTTGATGCAGAAAGTTTAGTTAATGAAGGTTTTGGAATATTTAGTATTTTTTCTATTTGATATAGATTATTTTTATTATTATTTAGATCTTTAACTTGATTAATAGAAAGTACTTTATGATATATTCTAAAATATTTCAGATACATTTTAATATACTTAATATCTTTAAAATTTGGATCATAATCTTTCAAAGATTGTATACCAAAGAAAATTTTACTATTTACTTCAGAATATTTGTGTTTATTGTTCTTGGTATAAATTAGGCTACCATCTTTATAATATTTTAATATTCCATCACTAGAATTAGTTATAACTATATGTGTATATGAATCAATATTTAATCCATTGGACATAGGTGATGAAGGATTAAAGTCTCCTGATATTGTTCCACGATTATTTATATGCATAGAAACTTGTGAATCTTTTGTTTTTCCTTTATATCCTTGTGGTGTTTCTACATAATTTCTATACGAGTGTGATAATACATGATTAAATTCACGTTTTTCTTTTGACACCATATAAAATATTGTACTTTCAGATGGTTCTTTACTTGGTCTAAATACTTTAACGTACAATTCAATTGATATTTCTTTATGAGAAGGTATTTCTTCTGCAGTTACACCATAAGTATTAACACCGTTAAATATAGCTCCATTATATTTATCAAAAACAACATTTTCTAATTTAACAATTGAATTAGGATTTAGTTGATCATATACTGAATCTACATTATCTCTCATTCTAAACTCAAATGAATGAGCAAGATTAAATATATTATCAGATTTTACTGGTTTATTATAATTTATTAATTTATTAAATAATAATTTAGAATTACTAATATCTTTATTAATGTTAATATTAATAACTTTTTTTCTTTCCTTTCGTGTATTATTTTTTTCAGTACGTTCTTTAATAATTTTTTTTTTTTGGGCTAAATTATCTAATCGTTTTGATAATATTTTGTTATTTTTTGAATCATTATTTTCTTTTATTCTTAATTTTTCACTATAAGTAATTAAACTTTCTTTATTTTTGTATAAATTACTAACATCTGATTTTGAAAAAACTTGGTTATTGTATAATCTCAAATATTTTAACATCATATTAGGACCATAATTTCTATCTGTATCATCAACACCTCCTATATTATTATATGTTCTTTTGATAACTTTTATAGAACCAATATTTAATGAATTGGAAATATTTTTTGTATCATTAATTAACACACCACCTACTAATTCATTATTTATATAAACTTTTAACTTATTTTTAGTATCTACAGTTAATACGACATGAGTCCATCCATTATTTAAAAATTTGGCTGGATAATATGCTCTACTGTGATCTGTTTTTGAGAAATCATTTCTAATTTCTAGAGTATGTGAATCATTTTTCCAAGGAATATTATTATCTTTATTTTTCCAAATCGATATACTAAATGCATTGTTTCCTTTCCATTTAAAACCAGTCGACAACCTTAAAATTTGTTGCCATAAATTATTTCTTTTATCATTTACATATTTAATATTTATATAAAATTCACATGAGAATCCATTTGAATTATCAATATCAATACTACCTAATTTTATTTTATTACTTGGATTATCGAATATTACACCATCTCTAATTGAAGAAACAACACCACTTTTATATATTGCTTTTACATCTTTAATAGAATCAAGTACCTCTACATTTGAATCTTCTCTAAAATCCCAATTATAATTTCTTTGAGAAAGATCAGCGAAAGTTTCTGTATACTTTCTTTTTTTATTATTAGTATTTTCAAAAGCTCCGATTTTTCCTGATTCTGAATTATCTAATTTAAAGTATTTATAATTGTCTTTTAAAAATTGTTTGTTCATTATATATATTTTCGTAGATAAAAATTTTTTATCTACAAAAAAAAATGTTTTTTATTTTTAATTTAATAGTGTTCACTTATTCTTTTTATTAATTTTACATTTTGAATCTATTTTTAGTGTTTCCTTTTTGGAACTTTTTGGAACTATATTCATTACACATTTAGATTTTACTCCATATAAAGGATCTGTACAACCATTTTCAATTACTTTATTTTTTTTATCAGTATTTTCGTTAAGACATCTTGATCTAAAATGTTCATATCTATCTCTAATTTGAGGATATGTTAAATTTGAATTCTTTCCCAAGTTTTTATTAACACTTTCATGTAATTGATACACATATTTTGAGAATGTTTCTCTATTTTTCATAGTTTTTTTAGAAAATTTTAATTTTTTCATATTTTCAATGTAATTATCTCTACAATATTTACAAGGTAATATATTTTTCAGTGATTTAAAATAATTAAAATAGTCTTCTTTTTGTTCTGCTGTTGGATTTACTGGATAGTTAAAACTTATTGTGTGTAAGGTATGCCACATAGGAGGTCCCCAAACAGAAGTTAACATACCATCACCAGAATTATAATGATTTTTATTAAATGCTGACATAATATAGTAGCTTAGATAAAAATTCTTACTGATTTGATATTATATTATTTGATGAGGTTATTTAAAAGATTAATCATGTCACATTAATATACACTATGCACATTGGATATCAAGGGATCGAAAACAGTTACAGTCATCAAGTATGCACTAAATATTTAGACATGAATAAAATATCTAATGATAAATTAAAAGGATTTGAATCAAAAGCAGAGCCTTTTACTAATATTATTCACCGAGGTGAAATGTATGAATCATTTAATTTATTATTTAAAGGATTATTATTTGGGTTAATTGATGTGGCTGTAATACCAATAGAAAATTCAATTGGTGGTTGTATATTTTTAAATTTTGATTTGTTTTATAGATACAACATTAAAATTCATTGTGAATTTCATCATAATATCAAACATAGCTTATATGGTTTATGTGACGATGTATCAAAAATAAAAAAAGTAATTTCTCATCCTCAAGCACTTCAGGACTGTAAAGAAAATTTAAAAAAACACAATTTTGAATCAGAAGAATATTGGGACACTGCTGCCTCAATTAAAAGAATTATAGAATTAAATGATGAGACTATTGGTTGTATAGCTCCACATGGACTTGGAAATCAAGATGTGATCGAACTATTACCTAATTTTAATGATCAAGGTGATAATATTACAAGATTTTATTTAATATCTTTAAAAGATAAACAAATAAATTTAAATTATTTACTAAAAAAGGAGTTAGATGGTAAAAAATTAGTAAATATAAAAGACAAATTTAGTGGTTATGCAAATTTAAAGGATCAAATAGGATCTTTGCAAAGATATTTAAATAAATTTAATGAAGATAATATCAATCTAACGAAGATTGAAAGTAGACCTTATTTAGGTAATGATAGACTTGATAATAATCCATTTTCATATATATTTTATATCGAAGGAGTATATAATTTAGGTAATAATAATACAGATATAGGATTAATTGATTCAATAGATCCATTTTATTATTTTGGAAAATATTCATTAGTTGATTTTATTGGAGAAGAGAAGTCTACTGTGATCCCTGTGATCCCTGATCACATTTACTATTGTGAATGTGATAGTTCGAATTGTTGTAAATTAACTGGAAAAGTAAAATCTGATAATAATATAAATGTGGGTATAATTGGTTTTGGTAGATTTGGTCAATTTATAGCTGAGAGAATGGTTAAATATGGATTTAATGTATGTTCCACATCAAGATCTGATTATAGTGAAATAGCAGAAAAAATTGGTGTTAAATTCTATGATAATGATACTTTTTACAAAGAGTGTTTTTCAAAACTTGATATAATTATTTTTTCAACATCAATAAATAGTTTCGAGGATGTATTAGATAATGTTATTGAAAATAATGCAGATGGTTTCAATAACAAGTTAGTTGTTGATGTATTATCAGTAAAAGATTATCCTAATGATATATTTAAGAGCAGAAACATAAATAGAGATAATTTAGTATTATTAACTCATCCAATGTTTGGTCCAGATTCTGCAAAAAAATCATGGGTTGGTAAAAAGTTTGTATATTGGTATGATTATCAAGATTTATCAAATTTTGATGATAAATTAAATATTAATTTGAAATACTTTATAAAATTTTGGGAGAATCAGGGTTGTGAAATGGTAAATTTGGATTCAAAAAGTCATGATTTTTTATCTGCTAATTCTCAATTTTTGAGTCATTTTATTGGCAGGTTATTAGAGTCTTTAAATTGTGAATGTTCAATAATAGATACAGATTTATATTCTAATTTACTAAAAGTAAAAGATTATACACTAAATGATAGTTGGGATTTATTTGATGGTTTATATAAATACAATACTGAATCAATTGAAACAATAAGAAGAATAAAATTTAATTTATACAATTTAATTGAAAAACTAGAAAAAAAGGAATTAGGAGAATCAAGTACTGGAAAAATACATTCATTAATTAATCAACTGAAAATAGATGGTACTGATATTTTAAATTTAGCAATTGGAGAGTCTACATGGAATCCAGATTTAAATATTTATAGTAAAAAAATCGTTAATTATAGTAGCGGTTATTCTACATCAAAAGGTGAATTAAAACTGATTGATAAGCTGATAGAAACATATAAAAATAAGAATCTAATATCAGAATTAGAAAGGGATAATGTAATGATAACACCAGGTGGAAAGTTTGGAATATATTTAGTATTAAAGTATTTATCTTCACCAGGTTGTAAATGGATTATACCAAAACCGTATTGGGTATCTTATCCAGATATGGTAGCATCGTTAGATTGTGAAAGTATATTAATCGAAACTAATGTTGAAAACAACTGGGAACCATCAATTGATGAATTATGGAAATTAAATAAAGGTAATTCTAATGAAAATAACATTAAAGGTTTTATTTTATGTAATCCGAATAATCCAACAGGAATAACATATACTGATAATTTTATAGAAGATTTATTAAAGTTAGTAATAAAGAAAAAAATTTATTTAATTATTGACGAGGTCTATTTGATGATTAATGGAACTATTAAAAGTTTATATGAAAAAATTAATAATTCAAGTTATACTGATTTAAGTAAATATCTGATTGTAGTTTCAAGTTTTTCTAAATATTATGCTATTCCTGGATGGAGAGTAGGATATATTTTTACTAATAAAGATATAATAAATGATTTATCAAAATTGCAATCAACAATAACTAGTTGTGCTAGTAAAGCCAGTCAAGAATTAGCTTATGATTTATTAGAAGATAATTTTACTCCAGATTTATCTTTTTTAAATACATCTAGGGATATTTTAGTAAAATTCTTTGAGGAAAATGGATGGAAAATGGGAAAGCCTAAAGAAAATGAAATTCAGATGTATGTTTTTCCATTTAATAATGATATTAATATTGTAAATGATTTGGAACAACATTTGACATTAAATAATATTTTTGTTATGAAAGGATCTGCATTTGGTATTGAAAGTTCGTTAAGAATATTATTACCTTATAGTAGATCTGATTTAAATAGGTTAGTATATATTCTAAATTCTTTTTGAATTGCGAATAAATATAATTAGGATGAGGATTAGATAACGTGGGAATTTGCGTAGCAAAAACATAAATCGTATATTTGTTTCCTTAGGATTTGAAAGAATTTAATTGATTTTGAATACTTTGAATTTCAGTATTAGTTAAATCCTGAGCTTTTGTTCTTTCTTCTTCATCAGTAGATTCTAATCTACCCATATTATTAAAATCACCAAGATCTTTTGTTGCTTCATAATCTTCTTCATTTGATAAATTATTTTGCATACCATCATTCTCTTGAAAAGTTGAGTTATTTACAAAGTTTTCTTGCATTTGTTGATAATCGTCAACTGGAATTGTAACAAATCCTTTTGGAGTTTGGTATTGATTATCATAATTTTCACCTGTGCTTTCTTGAGGACTCATTTGAGGACTCATTTGAGGACTCATTTGTGGACTCATTTCTGGACTCATTTCATGGTTCATATTTGGACTCATTTGTATATCTTCATCTACTTGTGATTCACCTTCTTTTAGATATATATTTTCTTGTTCTTCTTGCTCTTCTTTTTTAGCCCATTTATTTCTTAGATAAAAGTAGATACATACTAATAGAATAATTCCTGTTACTATGTAAATTAACCTTTCTCTTGAACAGTAAGTTAATACTGTGGTGTAAATACTGTTTGTTTTCATATCTATATCTCCAAGAACACTTGTTCCTAAATCTTTTACGTTTGCAAAGTTTTCCATGTATATAATAATCTAATATTTTTAATATTACTTTTTATTTATTATTCATTCGTTTAAAATAATTGATATTTCTTTTCAACATTATTTTAAATAAAATACAATAAAATTGAATTAAGGATCTATTGTTATAAGATAATAATCTAATGAAAGGTATTTACAATAAAGTTGTTAAATTAATTATTCCTATTTTGAATGGGGATTCTGATTCTCAAGTTGAATTAAGAAATAAACCAGATAATATTGATTTCAATAAATTAGTTAATAAGTACAATATAACAATTCTACAGGAGTTTAATAAAATACCACCAAAAATATTACACCAAAATGAAAAAACAAAAAATAAAAGTAATTTATCAATTTATTTGGTAAAAAATAATAATATCAAAAGTTCTTTGTGTTCTATAAAAATTAAAAAAAATAAGAGGAATGAACAATATACAATTAAAAAAATTGAATTTGACAGCAGTGTAAGTTTTAAATTAAATGAAAAGAGAAAAAGACCACGAAATGAAGATTCTAATGGAGATAATGTTGATAATGAAAATCAAGTAGTAAAAAGACAAAGAAGTAATTCAGAAAACTTTGTTGCAACAAACGATGATGAAAAATTTTCTTTTGATAAATTAGTTTCAGCAACAAAAACTAGAAATTATATACTTGATGATGGAATATTAGATTTTTTAGATTACTATAGTAAAAATCCGAAAAAACATAGTTTAACTTTTAATGAAATTGTTGGTTTTGACACTGGTTATAATACACGTAGTAAGAATAATAGCAGGAATATTAAAAGAAGTAATCACGGTAATGACAATTTAATTGATATGATAAAAGAAGAAGGAATTAAATATGAAAAAAAGGTTATGGAAGAGTTATCTGAAAAGGTGAATAATTACAATCCTCCAATCGTAATAGAAACTATAGAAAATACATTTGATGTAAAATCTAGTTTTGAATTAACAAAAAGATTAATGAAAGAAGGAAAAGAAATTATATATCAAGCAGTTCTATATAATGATGATGATGAAACATTCGGTTGTCCGGATTTAGTAATTAGATCAGATGTATTAACAAAACTATTTGGTGATTCATACATTACAGAAAATACAAAGATTAATTATAGAGATTCAAAAAACAAACTTAATAATTTTTATGTTGTTATTGATATTAAGCATTCTCATTTAGATTTTAATGCAGATGAAAGAACATTAAGAAATACCGAGACACTAAAACCATACAAAAGTCAATTATGTGTATATAATAATGCATTATCAAAAATACAAGGGTTTGATCCAAAGTTTGCACTTGTATTGGGTAAAAGTTATACGATTAAAGGAATTAAACATATTGACTATTTTAATAAACTAGGGGTAATTGATTATGAGAACAGAGATATAGATTATGTAGAAAAAACAAAAGATGCAGTTAATTGGATTAGAAGAGTAAGAGAAGATGGTAAATATTGGGTATTAGATCCAGTACCAAGTGTAAAAGAGTTATTTCCAAGAATGAATAATGAGAAAGATGGAAAATGGAAATCAATCAAGCAAAAAGTAGCAGACAATGTTGGAGAGATATCATCTGTATATTATTGCGGGATTAAAGAAAGAAAGGCAGCTCATGAAAAAAATATATATAGTTGGAGAGATGAAAGATGTAATACATTAAATATGGGTTTTAATCAAAATAGTAAATCAAAAATTCCAATGACAATAGATAAAATATTAGATATCAATAGATCATTCGAAAATAGTAATGTAAATGTATTACCAGAAGTAGTTAAAACAGATGTAGTTGATAATTTTAATTGGAGAACATCTAATAACGATAGTATGGAATTTTATATGGATTTTGAAACAATGAATTCAAACTTTTTTGAAGTATCAAATTTTTCGAATGATAATGTAATTGTTTTTCAATTAGGAGTAGGATATATTGATTCTAATAATAAATGGATATATAAAGCATTTGTCTCAAAGAATAAAACATACGAAGAAGAAAAAAACATGTTTTTAGAATTTTTTAAATTCGTTAATGAATCATTTATTAAAGAGAAAAAAGAAGGAAGAAATGATTATCATTTTGTACATTGGTATCCTCATGAGAAAATATGTTACGAAAAGATAAGATCAAGTATGAATTTGCCAGTAATTAAATTTATGGATTTAAGTAAATTATTTCGCGAAGAACCAATAGTAGTAAAAGGTTCATTAAGATTTAAATTAAAGTCAATATCAACAGCTTTATATAACATGGGATTAATTAAATCTTCATGGGATTTTTCAAGTGATTGTAATTCTGGTCTTGCTGCAATGGCTTTAGCTAGTAAAATTTACGAAGAAGAAGATATTGTAACAGAAAAAAACATTAATATGAATGAAATTATTAAATATAATGAGGTCGACTGTAAGGTTTTATGGGAAATTATAGATTATTTACGAAATAATCATTAAATTTATTTTACACCTTTACTGATGTTGTACAACAACATATTGAAAATCAAAAGCAGAGCTTTATACTTCTTGCTATTTTGCAAAATGGCAAGATATTGTAATTTGCAAAGCAAAAAACACACATTTACTATGTAAAAAGATTGATCAAAAGCGAAGCTTTTTACATCTTGCTTTGCAAGATATTGTAATTTGCAAAGCAAAAAACACTAATAACATTAAATTGCTACGCAAAACAAAAGTATGAATCATCTTGCTACGCAAAAAACACGAAGATCACGAAGAAAACTTAGTTATCTAATGTGACACATAGTACTAAGGAAACTTCGTTTCCTGATTCTGAATCAGATTTAAAACGCCTACTTATTTATATATTTTTCAAAAACAAAAGTTTTTGAAAAATCTATTTAAATGATTAGTACCTTTTTTAGTATTATGGGTTTTGACGGGTTGATTTCATTTTTAATTAGAAATTTACCAAATGATGCATTTGATGATATTGATTTAAATATCAATCATAATAAATTACTATCAAAAAATGTGTTGATAGATATATCATTTATATTATACAACTGTTATTTAGAAGTTGAAGATGATATAAATACAATATTAAAATATATATGTGGGATATCATGTTCAAATTATTCTAAAATTATAAATTTAATAGAAGCAAAATTAATATCTAATCATTGGAAAAATATCGATATACAATTAGATGGGTTAGATCAAAATGAAATATGTAAAAACTTTATTGAAAGTATATGTAAAAATGATAATGAAATTATAGATAATATAATGTTAAAAAATATAAATGAAAAATTAGAAAAAATACTAGAAAATATTTTTGCGGTTGAGATTGTTAATAATATAGTTTTATTTTTTGATTCAATTCCAAGTTATTCTAAAATTTTAGAGCAAAGAAAAAGAAGACTTAAAAATTATATGGAATCTCAAAATAGGAAAGAATATTATAAAAAATATTTCACAGATTTAAAAAGTAAAATTATATATGACGAAGAAGAAGATTTTGAGTATGATTATTTCAGTTGGATATCAAATAAATTTAGTTGTAATAAAATTATAGATTCAAACTCTATATTTATAAAAAAATTAAAAAATCATATAATTGATAATTTAAATCTTGACAAAGAAAATAAGATAAAAATAAATGTTGATAGTGAAGAGTATGGAGAAGCAGATTACAAGATTTTTAAATATATATCAATAAATAATTTAGATGATATTATTACAATTTTAAGTTGTGATTCAGATTTAGTTTATCAAATAATTACACAACAATTAAATTACAACAGTATGGGCAAGGAAATAAAATTAAATTTATGCAAGTTTTATATAAATTCTTTTGATCATTGTCAACATTATAATGCAAATAAAATAATTAATAATTTAAATACAAATTATAAAGAATGTAATAATTGTAGTAAAGAAAATGAATTTTGTTTAGATTTTATGATAATTTTAAATTTTTTTGGTAATGATTTGTTACCGAGTAGTTTTGAAATTGGACCAGAATTTAATTTAAATACTTTAATGAAGATACATTACAATTCTTTGGGAAAATATGGAAAATCTCTTATAGAAATGAATAATGAAAAATCAACTGATTGTAACAGACTAAAAACTCTTAATTTTAATAATTTAAGTTTATTATTGAAAGAGATAAATAAGAATACAATTTTTACAAAAATTATTTTGCTAAGATTTTTTAAAATTCCTTATAATATTGTTAGTATATTTACCGACAAGTTAAATTTTAGTTTAATTGATGTAAAAAATTTTATGGAAGAATATTTAGTTTTTAAGGGTTATCTTGAAATAGAAAAGAAAAATAATGAGTTAGATTCAAATGATATTAGATTTATAAAATATAATGAATATAAAAATAAAATAGAAAAAGAATTAAATTCACAAGATATTGATAATGAGAAAATTGTTGATGTATCTGGTCAAGTGGTTGATGATAATGCAAGTGAAGAGACTTGTAATATTTTATTAGAAACTATAGAAAATAATATAAGAGATCCATTAAAATGTAATAATTCACAATACAATACTAATATGTCTAGTATAATGACGCAATTAGAAAGCTTATTAGAGGATTATTTGGATTATTCAGATTTAGATAATTTAGGATTGTTGAATAGTTATGATAGTTTAGATATTGATAATAACATGTATCAAAACTTGTATAATTATATATCAAATAAATCTAATTTGGATAGGGGTACATTTTCAAATTTCAAATTATTAAAAAATGACCAATTATCAAATAATATGATAAATATAAAATTAGGTAATAAAGATGAAAAATCATACATTAAAAATACAAATAAAAACAAAAAAATTTTAATAGATTTTAATTTAAAAATAGAAAGTTGTGAAGATGAACAAATAGAAAATTATCTAATGATGTTATTTTACATAGTAAAAAACTTTTTCAATGATATGAGTAATTATTCATCAACTAATTTAAGCGTATATAAGTATGATAATGTTCCATCATTAAAAAATATAATTGATTTCATCGATACAAATAAAAATAATAATTTAAGTATTAGATTTAACAAACAAATTGATAATAATATTATTAATAAAGATAAGTATTTTAATCCTATATTACATCATTTAATAATTACGCCTTATTTATTAGAATCTAATTACATTAATTTAATGTCAAACAAAGATATTTTGAATGAAATTATAAAAAATTTTGATAGTATATTATCAAATATATGGAATTATGAATGTTATAATTTTAATTTTATTAAATCGAATATGTTTATAAAAGATAAATTAAAATATATTGATCCAAAATTAATTTTAGAATCATGGAATCAAATATTAGTAAATATTCATAAAACTAAGAAAATTGAGTATGATGAAAATATATTAATTAATTTTTAAAATTTTTATATGTCTAATAAAAACAATTTTATTCGATTATAGAAATAAATTTTCTTTTATTTATTAATGACTAAAACAAATATGTTGTATTCTATTGACGTGGCAAATAATGAGACAAGAAAATTTATTGGAGGTAATTTAGAGAACGATATTAAATATGCTAGTATTGAAGACAAATCAACAGATAAGAGTTTTTTAATAGTATCAGTAAATGTAGGAAGTATAGCAGAGAATTTAGAATTCCAAGGTCTTGCACATTTTTTAGAACATATGTTATTTTTAGGAAGTAAAAAATATCCAGATGAATCATATTTTGATGAATTTGTAAGTAAGAATGGAGGTTATAGTAATGCATATACCGATACATACCAAACTGTTTATTATTTTTCGGTTTTAAATAATAGTTTTGAAAAAAGTATGGATATATTCTCAAGGTTTTTCATTGATCCACTATTTGATGAGAAATCGGTAGATAGAGAAATTAATGCAATAGAATCAGAACATAATAAAAATATTCAACAAGATATTTGGAGAATATCACACTTAAGCAATATTATATCTAAAGAAGGAAGTATGATTAATAAATTTTCTACTGGTAATCTAGAAAGTTTAAAAAAGCCAAATATAAGAAATGAAATGATAAAGTTTTACAAGAAGTATTATATTTCTTCAAATATAAAAATTTCAACTATATCTTCACTTCCTATAGATAAAGTTACTAAAATGATTGATAAATATTTTGGAAAAATAGAAAAAGCTAGTTTACCTAGTATTAAAAATGGAAAAATAATAAACTTGAAACCTTTTTATAAACCAGGATTAGAGATGTTCTTTTTAAAAACTGTTAACAAAACTAGTTATTTAATCTATTTATGGGAAATTCCAGAAATTAATGATTACTATAAGGATAATTTAGCTCCATATTTTTTAAGTGATATAATTGATAGTGGTAATGAAAAGTCACTAAATAATTATTTAATTAAAAATGGTTTTATAAAAGGAATTTCTGTTAGAGTAGATGATGAAGGAAAGTTTATTGTGTTCTTTGATTTGACTGATATTAAACATTGGAAAGAAGTTAATTCTTACTTTAGATATTTTATGGAAAAACTAAAAGAAGAAGATTTAGATAAAATATGTGATTATCAAACAAGGAGAGACAAACTATTATTTAACATAGGTACAAGAGCAGATTCATTAGATTTAGCATTAAAATTAGCAAATAATTTACATAATTATCCAATTGATAAAGTAAATATAGCTACTAGTTATCCAATAAAATTTAATTTAAATAAAGTTAAAGAATTATTAAATATAATTTCAGATTTTTCGAATGTAAAAATGATTTTATGTAATGATAAGTCAATAAATATAGGAGGAGTAGATTCATTATCTGATTTTAAAACAGAACCATATTATAACATTAAATGGAAAGATATAAAGAATACAGACAAGCTTTCATTAAATTTATCAAAAAAATTTGATTTTAAAGTAGAAACTAGTAATCCATATTTAGAGATAAATCCGGTTGTAAATAAAGATATAAATTTAGTATCTTCAAAAGATTTTCCAAGGAAGGTAGAATTAATATCAAAAAAAATAAAAAATACAGATCAGAAAAATTGTTCTACATCAGGATCAGGAAATGAAGTTTCCTTAGTAAAAAGCGGAGCTTTTGAAAATGAAGTTTGGTTTGGAAATTCTTATGAATTTAACGAAGCTATTATTTATACAAATAGTATATTTACAAATACTGACTTGATTAAAGATTTGGAAATGTTTATATTTACAAAAATATTTATTCAATATTTAAATTATAAAATTTCATTAGCATTTAATTTAGAAAATGAACTAGGGTATGTATCTTCCATAAACTTTAAGTTGAATCATTCTAAAGTTGAATTATTTATATCAGGATGGAATGAAAAATTTGAAACTTTTT